TTCAGCCTTACCATAGGTGGCTCATGGTGTACGCGTACACTAAGAGGCATCACCGTGCTCCGGGTTCGATCAAAGAAAGCGCCATACCCAAAACCTGGCATGCTGGCTATCCCAATTGTCAACCTGGAACTGTGCCCTGGCAAGATGTCAATGACATAGACTTTGAGGGGTGTTTCGACTACGATCATCGCGGGGGTGATATCTTGGACTACGTAAAAGACAAAGCATTGTGCCCTGAGGGTGTCAAATGGATGAAAGATGCCGAAGCCTATGGGAAGGCTGAAAAATGGGACAAGAATCAACTCCTGAACTGGCTCCGCAGACAGGTCCCGATCGACCTTTCCAATCACCTATCCGAGTGGACTACCATGGACTGCGATGTTGGTGCTTCTGATAAGGCTGAAGCTAAGAAGCCCTTTGGAAGATGGTTCTTTCTTGCCAAAATGATCCCACGCCTGTTGCAAACTCAGTATGAGGCCTCTGTCACTAGGTATCTCGAACACGTGCCCTGGGCCGCAATGTCTAAATCGCATGCAGACAAGGTCCGACACATGAACCATATCACCGACCCGGACCCTGTTGCGCTAGGGACTAGGACTGTCTTCGTTTCTTTCGACATTGCAAAATGGTCGCCTCGAATTGGGACTGTTGTCCATAGCGCGCTCGACAGGCAGTGGGCCGATGCGTTTGGGGTACCCGTTCTAGCATCTGCAAGCAGAATCTTCTCAGAGGGGGCTATACACTACATCCACCAGCAGATACATCACCAGTTCCAAAAGACTGGTGCCGACTTCGAAGGGTTTGCAGGTAAGAAGCTGACCTTGTGGCACTGTGCCGTTATGGGCTATGCTGTGCACGTTGCTCGTGACCGGAACATCTTTTCTCATGGTGCTCGATTTGGTGCCTTCATCGACGATGGGCTTTTGAGGGCAGATATTCCAGCTCATCAGTACCGTGAGCGAGTTTATCTCCTGCGCTCAGCTCTGATTGAAGTCTATGATGCAGCCTCGCTCAAGATCTCTTGGGACAAAACTCTGATATCCGAGTATTGGAGCACATTCCTGAACGAGATAAGGAAGCGTAACAGATCTGTCTCCCCAGGGATTCGCACTTTCCTGAAGATAACCGCACGAGCTGAAGGGATCTCGCCTAGCTTGCCTGACCAGATCGATATGCTACACTCAACCACATCTGGTGCTATCAAGTCTGGATGCGTCCCTGCCGTAGCCTGGTCACTGCTTGCGATCAAGCTTGCGTATCTTTTGCGAAGTTGGTGTTCTCATGCAGTCCAGAAGTTTGATCCGCTTACTCAAACGAACGTGCTCCGAGCTTTCGTCCCTGTGAGTCATGGAGGTCTAGGTGTGAAATCGAGCCATCAGCTATCAGGGTCCTATCTCGCCTCTACATTTGAGGAAAGTCTTGGGAACCTGAAGATGATTGGGTGCCGTTTCCCTGACCTGTGGACTCCAATAAACGCTGCTCTGAATATGCCAATGCGTGTGATGTCGGATTTTGCTAAAGCGATAGCCCCGAGATCTATCCGCCGAGCTGCCCCTACCCTTGTCCAAAATCGTGCTCAGATTCTTGTCGAGAGGACCCTACTAGCCTCTTCATCCCTCCCCGTCATAAGTGCTGCTTTGAATACAGCAACTGTAAGGGGTGAACCGCTAGTTGTCCACTTGGCTAAGGTGTACCCTCTGATGCCGATTGTTGTTCGTGAATGGGCTTGGGCTGCGGATCCTCTCAAAAGTGTGCATTCACTTGCGGCTAAGTTCCTGCGGTCGAGAACAGCTCTGCATTTCATCCGGCTTTCACGACTGGTTCGCGTCACATACGCAAATCTGCGTGAGGCTGAGGGCCTTCTGCGTCGTTCTTGCATATAGTATGTTCCAGTGTGCATTTAAATCCGTCTCTTAGCCGCACTCAGTGTTTTGGCCAACGGTACTATATATGTTCTATTCCGTCTCTCAGCCATCTCTATAGATCAGGCCAACGGTTACATTCAAACAACGAGTTGGGTCCCGACAGCGGGTTGCGCCTTTTAACTCGTTGGAACGAATGATGCATGTTATTAAATAAAAACCTGAACACATCAAAAACAAAAAGAAGAATGAGAAAAATAATAAAGCAATGGGAATTGCCTTATTCGGTTAGTGTGATTATGCATTAGTGTTG